GTCCTCAAGAGGAATTGGTAGCTTCCATCCAGTATCAGATATCTTCTTGCCATCCAAAGCATACCTTAAGTCGTGTCCTGGACGAGAAGAATGAAAATCTTCTAACTCATACTTCAATGGCTTTCCAACTGCCTTTGCAATCATTTGAGCCATCTCTAGATTATCAACTTCTCTTTCGCCTACAATATGAAATTTCTCTGGAACATTTGATTCTCCGTAAAGTGGAAAGTGTTGTTTCAAAACATGGAGAAGTCCATCTGCCTGATTTCTAGCATGTAGATAGAAACGACTTCCAACTTCTCCTGTTGGTGAAGCATGAATCTTCATGGTTTCTCCGTTGAGAACCTTCTTGATTACCATTGGCATAAACTTTTCTGTATCCTGTGTTTCACCAATAATGTTCATTGTATTGGTAATTGCCAGAGGAACTCCATAGGTTCTCCAGTAAGAGAATGCGATGCTTTCTTGTGCTGCCTTAGAAGCTGAATAAGGGTTGCTTGGGAAGAATTGATCTACCCATTCTTTGTGAGCATGTCCCTTTGGTGCTGGACCATAAACTTCATCAGTTGAAACATGTAAAAACTTTTCTGGCTTTGCAATTCTTGCCCAGTCTAGTATGTTACAAATCAATGCAACGTTGTTCATGATGAATGGACCTGGATCTTCAATACTCCTATCAACATGGCTTTCACTAGCAACATTGATAACGTAATCAATCTCTCCAAATGCGTGAGCAGTAACTGGAGAAATTGGTGCTGTCAGGTCTGTCTTGATTACCTTAATTCTACTATATGCATCTGGCAAATCACCACAGGCAACATTGATTCTATCTGTTAGTCCTTTGTGTGTAAATGTTGTTGGACAAACTACAAACCAGTCTGTATTTACTAAAATATGTCTAAGTACATGGCTTCCAACAAACCCACTTGCACCAGTTAATAAAACACGCTTACTCATTATTTTCCTATCTTTAAATTAAGTTAAAATTCTCAAGATATCTTTTAATATCTTCTGTCATTTCAGGCTTCGATTGTACCACTTTTTTATCTTCTTTGTCAACTTTAGAACGAGATTCGTAAGTATGAACTTCTACTTCCTGTATTTTTTCTCTTCTTGTATGGCTGATTGCATTATAAACGGATCCACACATAGCATCAGCCAAGTCCTTAGACTTCTTTCTTGGGTGGTCTACTCTATTATTGTTCATAATTCTAAGCTCTTGCATTTCTTCATGTAATAAATCTATTTGAGGTAATACTACTCTTTCTTCATAAATAAGCATAGAAAGGTCTTCATAATGTTTCTTGGCTACAGAAAGAGTTTCTGTTTTAATTCCAACACTTGTTAAATCCCTTTGAATATCAAAAGAGTTCCATCGGTCAAATGTAACAAGACCTAAATTAAATCCAAGTCTTCTTAAATTAATAATCCAGTTTTTAACTTCTGATAAGTCTACTGGACCCTCTTTCTTTGGCTCCCAATAAACAATTGCATCTACAACAATGAATGGGACGATCTGCTCGTAGTTATTAAATGATTGAACGCTTACCCATTTATCAACATGTGCAATTGAAACAGCACACTTATCATGTTTTTGTGCAAGGTCAGCATGTACATAATAAGTTACTTCTGGATCTGGCGTAAAAGACTCTTCAATTCTTTTTGAAATGTCAATTGGATTAATCTTTTTAAATGCCATTGAAAGCTTTTCTCTATTTTTAAAGAACGCATCTGAAGAGGTTGTTGGCATACAAGCAAAACGCATTTGTGCATCAGCCATATCAGTAAGGAATGCTATCTTAAAATCTTCAATACTTCTTGTTGGATTAATTTCCCAAGTTGGTCTCTTTAAAGCAAATACCCCTGGAATTCTATATGAATTAATAATATCTTCATCCCACTCAACTGTAAACTTATTGCTTGGGTCTTCATCAGAAAGTAATGGATTAATTATAAACTCATGTGATCTAATAAGGGTTTCTTTTTCAGCAATTACATCTTCATACCTTGTTGTAATGAAGTCACCCTTAAAACGAGGAAACGATAGCAAAACAACTTTTCCATAATCTGGAAAGCGAGAATCTACAGATCCACGAAATGCTTTATAAATATTATCAGCGGTTTTAGCCTGATCATTTCCACTTGCAGACTCCATTGCAAAACCAGAAATCTCATCAAGGATTGCAAGTATTAAGTTTAAGCCTTCAGCAGACTCTCTTTCAGAGTGTCCAGAATAAACTGTGATTGATTTATCAAACTCTATACTATCAATTTTTGGTGGATCAAACTTTCCTGCAAACCATGGTGAGCCAGTAATTTTTGTCTTAAATCCTTTAAAGAAAACATTCTTTGCCTGTTGAGCATTAATAGCAACATTCATAATATCAATAGCATCATTAGTTGGCTTACCAAAGTAACGAGAAGGATCTTTTAAACATAATAGTTTATAAACTAGATAAGCACAGCCAACTGTTGAAGAAAAGTCTTTTCCACTACCTTTTCCAAGCTGCATGATTACTTCGTTTTTTGTATACTTCTTAAAGTGTTGCTTACCAGCTTCTTCCCCCATAAATCTAATCAAATCTTTTTCTTTATATATTTGACTCATGCATTCAACAAGGGTATATTGATACTCTGAAAGTGGTGGTTGGTTTAAATATTTTTCACCCTCAACAAATGTTTTTGCATCTACTGGAATTTCTGCGAATGGAGACTCGTCAAGAGCTTCCATAAATTCGCTAATATCAATTGTCAATTACAACGACCCCACCTTCATTTACCTGAGACAGTTTGGACAGAACCTTTGGTCTGCAGGATTCACAAGAAGATGTCACCTCTTTTAGAATTGATATAAGTATTTCTTGCTTTCTTTCTGTTTCCAGAAGTTCGTCTGCTAATTCTTGATTGTCTAAAAGACCTGCCTTTTGTAACATCTCAAGTCTTTTACTTTCAATATCAGCAATAAGTTTAATAGAAGTTGTCTTTGCTGTTAAATTTGCAGTAGTATCTGCAGAGTCAATAACTTCATATGCTTTTTTAATAAGTGATGAAAAATGTTGATCTGCACCTGCAAGAGCTTCTTTTGCACGAGCATGAATAGCTTGGTTATTTGCTGCCATAACTCTCCAGTCCGTAAGTAACTCTGTAACTTTTACTCTTGGAATATTCAATGCTTTTGAAATCTCTGAAGCATCTAAACCTTTTAGATACTCTGATGCAACCTTGTTAACAAGGTCTAAATGATTAACTAGTGCTGCTTCGCTTGACACGCTTACCCCTCTTCTTTACTGCTTTTACTCTGTCAGGATAAAAAGACCTTGTTGGTCCAGAAATATCCTTAAACATTTGAAAGCAGTCTATCCATTCTACACCATTTTCAGGATTTTTTACAAGACATTTAAACTTAAAAGTAGCACCATGTTCTCCAGCAATCTTTATAAGATCACCTTCATTTACTTCATGACCACTTTCAGTTACCATGGAAGGCTTTCTTTCAAATCTATCTTTAGAAATAATTTTTTTCTTAGCCACGTTTTTTAGCCTTTTTTAACAATAAATATCCAATAAGATCGTCTTCATCATTATCTCCAGCATAGAGTTTCTTGTTCTTAATTCTATTTAATTTATCATCAATGCGAACATTTAACTGCTCCATATCATCTGCATTACTGAAGATACGAATAGGATTAAGGGCAGAATTACCGTATGCTACATTCTTTTCTAAAAGCATTTCTGTAATATCTAAACAGGCAGCAAGAATACTGTATCCAGCTGGAGCAGTTTTAGAAAGCTCAAGGATCTTTTTAATTTTATCTTCATTCTTATTTACAAAGAATGCTTCTGAAGGGTATTCAGCCATTATTTTCTCCTGCTTTTTCTTAATCCAAATTTTCCAAGGTACACATAAATAGTCTCAACAGAAACGCCACACTCTTTTGCAATATCTTCTGGAGACTTTTTATCCATTAAAAATCTTTTTCTTAACCAATTTTCGTTAGCGTACATTTTCATTTTATCATTATATCCTTTATAAGTCAAGCTTGGTTATCTTATTCCAATTATTTGTTGCATACCAGCCAATAGCAATTGCATCAGCAACATCGTTATCAGATACATCAGTCATAAACTCTATGTTGACAAGTCTAATAGTTCTATTTTTTCTAAACTCTCTTTCCTTATTTTTATACCAGGAATCTGACTTGCCAGGAGTTTCTTTTCTTAAGGCAGCTTTTTCTTCTTTTGTTAGAATCTTATTTCCAATCCAGTTCTGCCAAGCAACTGGTACACAGGGATAAATGTTCTTTATTCCATTGATATATGCAGCACTAACCACAGCCCCTTGTGCTAAAGCCAGCTGCATTGATGTTTTTGGAGAGTTTGCAAATATTGTATTCTCAATAACCATTGCTTTAACATCAAAGTCTTTCAATAATGGTGTAAGTTTTTTACAAGCATCCCCAGCCTTTTGATAGTGATCGTTTCCAACAAAATTAACTTTTCCAAATTTAACTAAATGTTTGTTTGCAAATATAGCAAATGCAACTGAAGTAGAAGAAGCATCAACTGCTATAAATCTACTTGGAGTGCCAACATCTTTCCAACTAGCTTTGTTCATAATCAAAAAATCCTTTTATATCTTTTAATGTTTGGTCAAGCTTTCTTTTACTCATCATGCAGTTATTACAAAATCCTGCATCATTATAAATGCTAATTTCAATGCCACATCCACCAGCACATTTTCTAGACCTACTTGCACGAGACCTTACTTTTGAAACCTTGTATCTTTGCATAATTTTTTCTTTAGTTGCAGTACTCCTGCACTCAGCAGAACAATATATTTGATTCTTATTATTTGTCTGAAACTGTTCATCACAAAGTTTACAAAATTTATTCAAGATCTTTCCTTGGAGCTATTTTAATGTCACCCTTTGGCTTTGAGCGACAAACTGTTTCGAAATCACAACCCTTGCAAACCTTAGAATTTGAACGATATGGATTTTCTGGAAGAAGACCGTCATCAGAAGCCTTCTTTACTTCTCTCATCCAATCAAAGAAATAGTTAATAAAGTTTTTATAATGCTCATTTAACTTTACAGGAAACATAGATAGTTCGTGGCTATTCTTTGATTCATAAATAAGGAAAGCAAAGCTCTTCTTAAGAATCTTCATATAAATCAAAAGTTGCTCAACGTGATACTTTCTTGCTTCACCCTTGACATTTAGATAATGAAAAGAATCTTCATTAAGGGTCTTAATTTCAGTAAGAATGTCCATGTCATTCCACTTAATAATAGCATCAGTTCTACCAGAAATTGGTGGATCTTGATATGACAAACGCTCTTCATTTGTTACAAGAATACCTGCGTGTTCCATAGCCTTTTCAATACGACCATGACGATCAGTACCACTATCCATATTGGCAACTGAGTACCAGTCTGTTTTTGACTCTGCTTCATTACCTTCAAACCAAAGATACCAAAATCTTGGACACTTTCCTGCACCATATGTTAATGTTGATGGAGTGAAGCTATCTCTCTTTTTAAAGGATGCTTTTCTTTGTGCAGCATATCCTTCTTTAATCTTGTCAACAATTTCTTGACTATTAATTAAATTCTCTTCACTCTTTTTTGGTTTTTCAACCAACTTGTTAATAAGGCTCTTAGCCATTGTTAATCCTAACTGCATATTTTAATGCATCCACTAGTCTATCCGTTGCTTCTTTAGCTGAATAGTATATATTTTTCTTTGCTCTTTCATCTTTCTTAACATTAGTATACCAGGAAGCAAGCATTGCAAATTTGGCAGAATATGCCTGTAGCTTTACAATTAGTTCAACACCAACTGATGCTGGAACGTCTGGCTTAGAAATAAGCTTTGCAACAAGTGCAAGAGTCTGGGTCAACTCTTCATCTTGCATATGTTCAGATATTTCATTAAAACCATTTACCTGATTTAATAAATCAACCGTTGTTTCCATTATTCCTCAATTCTTCAAATACTTCCCATTCAATAACAGCAAGTCTAACTTTTTTATTGCCTTCACCAATTACTAACATTAGTGCTGGATTCTTTGTCCTATCAACCTTTAAAGTATCAGTAACAATCTTTGCCCAGTTATCTTGACTAATAGAGAATGATTTACTATATTCTTTTACATCAACAACAAATTCGTCATCAGAGCCATCAGCCTTTACAGCACCTCTACCAGAATTCTTATGAGCTTTCATACCTGCTCTTTTTAATTCTCCACGCTCACTCATTAATATCCCTTAATATTTAAGTTAACTTTTGACAAATGTCTTTTAGAACATAGCCAAGTTAAATCCATTGTTGTATTTTTATAAAATCTTGCAATTAGAACAGGCTCTTTGCATGTATGACAAAAAAACTTTCCTCTATATTCAGAGAAGTCTTTATACATCTAATTTTGCCTCTAAATCTGTAACTCTTTTTGGATCTTCTTTTAGCCATTCAATAACCTTTGCTCTACCCTGAAGTCTTTCTTCGCCAACAGTATACCAAGCACCACCTTTTTGAATTGCACCAACCAATTCTGCAGTGTCAACTAAGTCTGCAATCTTATCTACTCCCATAGACCCTTCTCCATCAAAGTAGAAATCATAAGAACCTGCAACAAATGCAGGACCAGTCTTATTAAAGTCAACGTGCCAGTTAACTACACGACCAATCTTAGATTCAATAATCTTATCTCCTGAAACTATCTTTCCCTTAATTGCTTGATTATCAGATTCACTTGACCACAATTTAACAATAGTGCTGCTAAAGAATTTTACAGCGTGTCCACCAGTTGGTTGATGAGAGGCAAACATTGCACCAATATTATTTCTTTGTTGAGAAATCAAAACAAGCAAGGTTGGCTTGTCATTATTGTTTGCATAGTTTAACATCTTTACTGCATTAGTCATATCTCTTGCTTCTGCACCAATTTGCTTAGTATTTTCTAACTGCTTAAGCTCTTCTGAATCTTTTTCAAAGTAAATAGCAGGAAGTAATGCAGAAATAGAATCAACAATTAAGATGTCAACTCCAGCCTTCATTAACTGAACACCAACATCAACCATTTCATTCATACTTCTTGCATTTGAATAAATTAATTGTTCTACATCAACTCCAAGCTTTCTTGCCCACTCTGGATCAAAAGAAGCCTCTGCATCAATCCATGCACATATCTTTCCATCTTTTTGTGCATCTGCAATCATCTGTAAACAAAATGAAGACTTCCCTGCAGACTTATTTCCCCAGATAAGGACTTGACGACCATAGCCAAATCCACCCTTGAGTGCATTATTTAAACTAATACTTGGTGTCTTTTGTTTAGTTATTTCGATTGTATTGCCACTTGTAATTTTTTTACGCAACTTTGGATCTAGTTGAGATAAAAAATCATCCATATCTATTTTTGTCATGCTAAAAGTCCATGCATACTTGGACGGCTAGAATTATACTTTGCCTTATCTAAAAGATTTTCTTGTAAAGATTCTGAAGTATATCCATCCTCTACAAGACCTGCATATAAGTCTAAAGTTCTAATAATAATATCAGCCAGCTCTCTTACAACGGCACGATCACCTTCGCTTTTACGCATAGCCTCTGCAGTTTCTGCAACCTCTGTTGTCACCATCATTAATTGTTTTAGATAGAATATAATTCCATTATTATCTTTCCAGAAACCTTTTTCTTTTGCTGTTTCATGCAAACTCTTTGCTAAATCATCTATATCAATCATTAGTTTACCTCTTTCAATGTAATAGTTCCTTCTTTTGTTTCACCAAAATTTATCTTTGCTACTTTTCCAGGCTGACACTTCATGTATCCAGTTGAGAACATGGTTGGAAATACCATAACAGCAGTCATTTCTCTTGAAGCATCTGCAACAATCATATTAGCCATTCTCTTTCCAGCTTTAGTAACTCTTGGAGTAAATGATAGCACAAAGTGTTCATCATTTGCAAACGGTATTTGTTTGTAATTTAAAAACTTAACTAATGGACTGTCTTTATGTTCTTTAAGTTCATCAATAGGAATTGCTTCAGAAATTCTATTAGCACCTGCAAGAATTAAGTAAGTTCTTCCTGGCTCTATTTTAGTTTCTTCATCATCAAATATTCCAACTACTCCAGTAGAGTCCATAATTTCTACTCTTGACCAGCCTTTACCACGCTTAATATTTTTTGCAATACCAAGCATAACAAATACACCTTGTTCATCAAAATCTTCTACAAGATCTATATATGCATAGTAGTGTTGTGGAACACTTGTATTTAATTCGGGAAGGTTTAGGTATTCATATAAGTTTTCTCTTACCTTTATCTCGTCCCTTGGATTATCTTCAAAAGTGAGTGCACCAATTAGGTCTAACGCTTCTACAGCCCTTGAATTAATCCCACTACCTTTTTGACCTGCAAACTTTTTAAACTGCTCTTTAGATTCAAAAGGTCTACCAGCAATAATTTTATTAGCAACACCTTCTGATAGCCACTTAATTGCAGCAAGACCAAACCTAATACCCTTGCCTTCAATCTTAAAGTCTGCATCAGACTCATTGATGTGTGGAAGCTTTAAAGATATGCCCATACGTTTTGATTCAATTAAATACTCTGTACGAGCATCACTATCTTTTTCACTCTTTAATAGAGAAAACATAAACTCAATTGGATAGTGATACTTTAGCCAAGCAGTCCAATAAGACAAAGTTGAGTATGCAACAGCGTGAGACTTATTAAATGAGTAACCTGCATGTGCTTCAAAGTCATGCCAAAGATCTTTTGCTCTAATTCCAATATGCTTTTCTGCATTGCTAACAAATTTATCTTTAAAGATGTCAAACTCTTTAGCATCTTTTTTCTTACCAATAATCTTACGAACTTTATCAGCTTCAACCATAGTCATTCCACCAAGAACCACACAAGCTTGCATAACCTGCTCTTGATATAGTACACAACCATAAGTATCTTTTAAGTAGTCATTCATAGACGGATGAATATATTCAACCATTTCTCTACCATGCTTACGAGCAATGTATGACTTACCAATAGTATTCATAGCACCTGGACGAACAAGTGCATTAGAGGCAACCAATTCATCAAAGTTACTTACTCTCATTTTGACAAGTAAGTTTGTGTAGGGGGTTGCTTCACACTGAAATACACCCTTTGTACGCCCCTCAGAAAGCATCTCAAAGACTTTTTTGTCATTTAAAGGTATTTGCCTAAGATCAATATCTTTGCCGTGACGTTCTTTAATTGTTTTAATAGTCTGATCAATTACTGTCAATGTTTTAAGACCAAGAACATCAAGCTTAATTAGACCAATTTCTGCAGCCTCTTCCATATCAACTGCAACTACTGGAATTCTTTCCTTGCTTCCTGGTGCAACTCGTGTTTCAAGTGGAGCATACTTAAAGATTGAGTCTTTTGCAGTAACGACACCTGCAGCATGAATACCAGTTCCACGAATTCTGCCACGAAGTTGCTCTCCATACTTAACAATTTCAGGATACTTCATTCTAAACCACTGAGCATTTGTTGACCTTGTAAAGTCGTCCCAACTGTCTACACCCTTAAGAACCTTATTAACATCGTTAAGAGGTATGTTAAATGCTCTAGCAACGTCTCTAACAACACCCTTATCCTTAAAAGCTAAGAATGTAGCAATAGATGCAACATTTTTATATTCACGTTCAAGATATGCCTTTACTTCATCTCGTCTATCATCTGCAATGTCAGAATCAATATCTGGGAAGTCATCTCTATCTGGATTAATAAAGCGGAAAAACAATAGACCATATTCAATTGGATCAATTTCAGTAATTCCTAATGCATAACAAACTAAAGAACCTGCTGCTGATCCACGTCCTGGACCAACCATAATGCCCTGTTCTTTTGCCCAGTTAAGCATATTATGAACAACCAAAAAATAGGGTGAAAAGTTTTTACTCTTAATAATATCAAGCTCTAATTTTAATCTATCTAAATATTCTTTGTTTTCAGACAAACCTTTTAGCATTAAACCCCTTGAAGCAAGTGCAAGAAGCTCTTCATCTGGATTTTCAACCTTTATTGGAAGAAGATCTAGACCACTCTTGATGCTGTATTCTTCTACCTTGTTTGCAATTTCAACAGAGTTTTCATAGATGTCTTCACGTTTAATTCCTTGCTGTTGCATAGCAGACTTGATTTCTTCATATGAAAGAAGGTGGATGTCAAATGTTCTAAAACTCATCATTCTATCTTCACCATACAAATAGTCAAGGCGTTTCATAGGGTCTTCAATTTTAGAAGCCTTGTCAAATGTAGCTTCTTTATTAAGCTTTGCATGTGTATTTAAAAGTAACATCATTTCTTGAATTACCTTTTGACTCTTATCAGAGTGATGGCAGTCAGGTGTTACAACTGGCTTGACTCCATATGTGTCTGCCATTTCAAGAAGTTCTTTATTTAATTCAGCAGAGTTATGTGGCATAACTTCTACATAAAAATCATCACCAAACTTATCTTTAAACCAGGTCATATGCTTTTTAGCAGCAGCATACTCTTTATGCTCAATTGCCTTTGCAAGAAGTCCACTCATACATGCTGACAAAACAATGATACCTTCATTGTATTTTCCAAGTATTTCAAAATCAATTCTTGGCTTTTTATAGTAACCCTCAGTCCAAGCAAGTTCATTAAGTTTATTTAAGTTTTCTAAGCCTTTATCATTTTTTGCAAGAAGAACAATATGGTTATATACCATGTCTAAAGGATCAGTTCTTTCAGACTTGTCTCTATTGTCAAATCTATCTGCAGTTATATATCCTTCAATACCCAAAATTGGCTTTATGCCGTTAGCTTTAGCAGCCCTATACATAGGTCTATGACCAGACAAAACGCCATGGTCAGTAATTGCAATTGCTGGTAGTCCAATTTCAGAAGCACGTTTTGCATACTCTTCTGGAGTTGCAACACCATCCATTAATGAATAGTGTGTGTGAACGTGTAGTGGAACGTAAGTCATTTTAACCTTTCAGTTAGATAGGGTGGGGGAGTCCTTCTCCCCCACCACAATTACCAATCTACGGAAGTTGATACAGATGGATTGTCAAAACCCAAGAAGAACGATTCCTGCTCTGCGTAAGGAACTTCTCTTACAACAGCTTCAAGTTCTGGAATCTCGTACTTGGACCAGTCAAACTTTTCTTCATCTTGCTTAGTTGGAATTAGAATATAAGTTGTCTCAGTTCCTTTTCCATTTCGCTTTAGCTTCCATGTCATGTTAGAAAGGCTTTGTGAATCTTGAACATATTCACGGATTGTATCAAATGTTGCAGACTTTGCTACACCCATACTCCAAACAGCAATGTATGGATCATTTACGCCATCATCAACTAAAACATTGATGTAGAAACGTAGACGTGCTCTCCATCCAGCCTTCATATCTTTTCTATGCATTTCGCAACCAAAGCAACGACCTTCGCTTTCAGCAGAACATGCTGCTTTACGCTTATAGTCTTTTGGATTTGTATGCTCAGAAACAACAATGGCTAGACCATTCTTTTCGTCATAGCTTGGGGAGTCTCCATCAAGTTCGTTAACAAAACGAACGGACACACTCTGATTATCTTCTAACTTTAGCCACGTTACTCGTGGACCATTATTTTCGAACTTTGGCTTATCTAGCATTGCTTCGATATTTTTTAGCCCTTTTACAATTGCCATAATATTTCTCCTAATATTTGTCCTATATGTGGACGATTTATCTATTGTAACACATTTGCTATAAGATCGTCAAACTGTGACACAAACTTTTTTAATTCATCATCAGATAGTTCTGATACATCTTTTACTGATTCTGGTAGACTTGCATTTATCGCACTTGACCCAAGAATGTTAGATAATTTTTTAGCCATCTCTTTTCCTGCATCGTCATTGTCTCCTAAAACTATTACATTATTAAAATACTGTTTTAAGAGTTCTCTCTGTCTACCTGACACTGAGGCTCCTAAAGTGGCTACAGCGTGTGCTCCTACCTGTTCTAGACGTATTGCATCAAAGGATGATTCAACTACAAATACCTTGTCAAATCTTTTTGCTCTAAATAAATTAAACATTGTTTTTGCTTTTGGAAGTCCTGGAGTATTCTTGAACTCTTTACCTTCTATAGATCTACCAACAAAACCTAAGCACATACCGTCAGGAGAATGCACTGGAATTGTAACCATATCCTGATTTTCAGAGTATCCAAGTAGATACCTTTCAACACTTTCTTTTGTAATTCCTCTACCAAGATAGTACTGGGCAGCTCTTTGTGAATTTAGTGCTGACTGATTTAATTTATTAATAAGGTTAGAATCAAATTCTATAAACTCTGGTTTTTTATCAAGCTTCGTTTCAAGTGCTTCTATAAAGTTATGATTATCTGATTTAGAATCAACTAACCTTGCAGATTCAAAGTATGATCGTTTTGTAACATGCATTATCACTTCAATTAAAGAATGAGATTCTTGACATCCAAAGCAGTAAAACAATCCGCTTTCTTTTGATATTTCGGCAGCAGGAGATCTATAATTATTATGATAAGGACAAAAAATTATAAAGTCAGATTCTACTTCGTATACAACGTCAATACCTGCTGCTAACAGACTTCTTCTGACTTGATCCTCTGAGTAGAAGAAGCCATCACTGGCTTGTTTTTGTCTATTCCCTCTATACATTCTGCTGTTCTCTTTCCTACATAAACACCATAAATCGATATTTCAAAATTAAATGTCTTACCATTATAACTAATTGTGAAGTCTGTGTCAATATCATATCTTGGAACATACCCATCAGACCTCATGCCAGCAATAATCATAGAGGTGTACTGCTCTTTTAGTCTTACAATATGAGCATCGTCATAAATCTCACCATCAAGGCTAAATCTTTTTATTGACTTATGAGCGTACATACCACAATTATAGCAATGGAATTAGTTAACTATTCTCAAAATCCTTATAAATAAAGCGACCTGAGTCAAAGTCAATGTCAATCATAAATTCTCCACAAAATCCATGACGATTTTTTCTAAATATACACTCCAAAATACTACTACCAGTGGCACGACCAAGTGCTAAAACCCAGTCAGCATCATATGCTAATTGCTTAGACCATGCAACTTGACCAAGAGATGGAACGCTATTCATGTCTGTTGCATCGTCTGGAGTAGCAGATGCAATAGCAATTACTGGAACTTGGGAAGAAATTGCAAGTACTTTTAATTCTCTTGAGATATTTTTAATCTTAACAACTTCATTATCATTTCCTTGATTAGAATTCATAAGCTGAATATAATCAATGAATACTACGTCTGGAGAATATTGATCTATCTTTCCTCTAACAACAGAAGGAGTAACTTCTCCAAGACCATCATTAGAAATAATATAAAATGGTGGCTTATCTTTTAAATGCTGCTTAGCCCAATTTTCAAAACCTTCAATATCAACTGTACCTGCACTTAATTTGCGATGGGAAAAATATCCCTCTGCCATAATTGTGTAGACACGATTTCTAACTTCTTTTTCTGTCATTTCAAGAGA